TCGGCATGGTGGTTATTAATAAAAAAGAACGTGAGAATACAGATTGGAAAGGAGCTCCTCCTTGTTTAGTGACACTAGCATCAAGAGGCTTTGGCCAAGGCTCACGGAACGAATGTTTATTCCAAGTAGGTATTTATTTACGACAACGTTTTCAAGATACAGAGTTAGAACAGAAATTAGATGAATATAATTTAAAATATTTTCATCCGCCGTTACCAAGTAAAGAAGTTCAAACACTTTTAAATCAAGTGAGTGATAAGAAAAATTATTTTTACAGATGTAAGTTACCTGTTTTCAAAGATGTGTGTGAAGAAATGAAATGTAAAAATACTAAGTTTGGTATTGGTAAAGGAACTACCTCTTCTATTGTTAGTTTGAAGAAGTTTGTTTCTGATGATCCTATGTTTGAAGTTACACATAATGGTAAAGTTTTAGTTATTGATGGTGATACCTTGGCAGAGTTTCCTAGATACAGAAGAGCCTGTGTTAAACAAATAAATGAAAGTCCACAACCTATTCGTGCTGATGCATGGGCAGATAAAGTACAGTCATTATTTGATGATCCTGGATTTGAAGAAGTTATTATGCCAGGCGAGGTAAGTTCTAATGGTCAGTTCTTATCTTACTTACAAATATTTATAGAGAATAATGGTGGAGCAAAAGACAGACAAGATATGTTGCAAGGCATGGTCTATGAGCAAGAGAATAATTACATGTTTAAACCACAAGCATTCAGAGACTTTCTTAAAACAAAACGTTTTAATAAATTAAGTGATGTAGGACAGTTTAAAGTATTCTCTGATTTTAAAGGCACTGCAGAGAAGTTGCGTATAAATGATAAGGTTACACATATTTGGAAGATACCAACGACTGTTAATGATGCAGAATACATTGTGAAGTCAAAAGATTTTAAAGAAGAGGAACCATACTAATGAAAAGAAATATAGTTATAGGTCCTCCTGGCACAGGCAAGACAACATTTTTAAAAGATAAAGTTGATAAATTAATTAGTGGTGGTCATTGTCGACCAGATGAGATTGGATACTTTAGTTTTACAGTAAAAGCTGCTGAAGAGATTCGTGACAGAGTCACGAAGGAGGAGTGGAGTGAGGCGGAATTAAAAAAGCTGTTCCCTTATTTTTGTACGCTTCACTCGCTCGCTTATAAACGATTACAGTTACAACAATCACAGATCATGGATCAAAGTGATTATGATGACTTATCACGGAACACGGGCCGTTTCTTTGTTAACAAGATGAAGAAAGGTAATGGTATGGACATCTCTATGCCAACCGCAAAGAGTGAGTATCAAGACTTGATTAATTTAGCGTATGCAAAGTTTCCTGATGATGACGATAGACTCAATCAAATTTTTCGTACTGTTAAGCTCAGTGACTACGGCGCACGGAACACGATTGAACAAATGGATTTAGATCTAAAAAATTTTAAACGTGATAGAGATAAATTAGAATACGTTGATTACTTTAATCATTTTTTAAAGAAAAAAAATCCGCCACCATTAAAATATTTATTTGTTGATGAAGCACAAGATTTATCTGCGCACCAATGGCAAGTCATTGACATGATACAAGAAGTGGCAAAACCAATTGAAACATATGTTGCTGGTGATGATGATCAAGCAATCTTTCGTTGGGCAGGTGCAGACATCGAACACTTTATTAATATGGCACAGGATGAAAATAATACTATCATTCCTTTAACACAGTCATATCGTATTCCTAAAAGTATACACACTATTGCCACAAAATTAGCACAGTCAATATCACGAAGAATTGATAAAAGTTACAAGCCAAGAGATGAAGAAGGCGAGAGAAAAGTCTTAAATATCAGACCTTTAAACAAAGGATTGGCTGAAGGCGAGTGGTTAATTTTATGTCGTACACATGAGATTGTGCAACAAGTTTCTGAATCTTTAGAGCAGTTTGGTTGGTTGTATAAACGCTACGGACAATCCGTTGTTAATTTAAAATATATTGAAGCTATCAAAACGTGGACCACGTTGCAAAATGGTAAAGAAGTTTCTGGTCAGTTATGTGATACTGTTTATCAGTTTATGGATAGCACACGCATAAAAAGAAACTACGGAACATTTAAAGGTGATCATGCTGCTGTTTACACATTAGAAGATTTAATAAAAGATTATGGTTTGCGTGAAACAATCAAAGACATAGACGTGCGTACCATGAAATGGTATGATGTATTGAATGCGAAAGGATTAAGAAAGAGAATAAATTATCTCAGAGCTATTATGCGTGAAGGAAATAAATTAGATGACACACCACGCATAGAAGTATCAACAATACATGCAAGTAAAGGCGGGGAGAGAGACAACGTTATGTTGTTGACGGATCTATCTTATGGTCCTTACAAATCATCTACAGAAACACAACAAGGTAGAGATGATGAAGCAAGAGTTTTCTATGTTGGTATGACAAGAGCCAAAAAGAAATTAATTGTTGTGCGTCGCACAGAAGCGCAGTTTGAATACGAACCTATATTTTTTCATGAAAGGAGATCGGCATGATATCTAAAGATTTACTAGAGCAAGCCAGTAAATTAATTGGCGGTGATCGCCAAGAAGATTATGGTGATAAACTTACAAATCATCAGAACATTGCAGATTTCTGGTCTGTTTTTTTAAAGACACCAATTACAGCACATGATGTTGCGATATGTATGGCCTTGGTTAAAGTAGCACGGCTCATGAACCAACATAAAAAAGATAGTTACATTGATATGGCCGCGTACGCTGCGATAGCAGGAGAAATAGAAGCAAGAACAGATAAAGATATTTCTTTTGAATCAGAAGGAGAGAGACGAGGACGACAAACAAGTGAAGCTATTAAGCAATGGCATAAGGAAAGAGAAAAAAAATGAAAGAACAACCTAATTGGTTTCCTAAAGTACATCGCATGCCTAGTGAATGGGTTATGCCTGACCACTTCCCTGATCTATCTGGTTATGACGAGATAGCAATTGATTTAGAAACACGCGACCCTGGTATCAAAGATACAGGGCCAGGATATATACGTAAGAATGGTGAAGTCGTTGGTATCGCTGTTGCCGTAGACGGGTGGAAAGGATACTACCCCATTGCTCACGAAACACCGCCCAACATGGATAAAGCTATTGTTACAAAGTGGCTTAAAAAACAATGCTCATACGAAAATATTAATTATATATTTCATAACGCTTTTTATGATGTAGGCTGGCTTACTGCGATGGGTGTTGACATTAAAGGTAAAATAATAGACACTTTAATCGCTGCCCCTTTGGTAGATGAAAACAGGTTTCGATTTGACCTAAACTCATTAGCAAAAGATTATCTAAAAGAGTCAAAATCGGAAGCCCAACTCTACGAGGCAGCAAAAATGTGGGGTCTAGATCCGAAAGGAGAAATGTGGAAGCTTCCCGCATCTCACGTTGGAGAGTACGCAGAGCAAGACGCTGCTGTGACGCTACGCTTATGGCATCATCTCAAAAGAGAAATCACTTCACAAAACTTAATTAACATTTTTGAATTGGAAACTGATTTGTTTCCTGTTTTATTTAAGATGAAGCAAAAAGGTGTTAGAGTAGATTTAGAAAAAGCGGAGAAAATTAAAAATGATTTACAGAAACAAGAAAATAAACTTTTACAATCTATCAAAAAACTTTCAGGTACATCTGTGGAAGTCTGGGCTGCGGCTAGCGTGGCAAAAGCATTTGATGCATTACAGATTCCTTATGACCGCACACCGACAGGGCAACCAAAGTTTGATAAAAACTTTTTATCAAGTCATGATTCTCCTTTGGCAAAGATGGTTGTGGAGTGTCGTGAGATCAATAAAGCGAGAACAACGTTCATTGAAAGTATCACCAAGCATTCGTACCGAGGCAGGATTCATGCTGAAATCCACCAAATGCGTTCCGACCAAGGAGGAACAGTAACAGGTAGGTTCAGTTACAGTAATCCGAACTTACAGCAAATACCAGCACGGCACGGGATTCTCGGCCCACTGATCAGAAGTATATTTATTCCTGAAAAAGATCATGAGTGGGGTATCTTTGATTACTCACAACAAGAACCACGGCTCGTCGTACATTACGCAAGCCTACGTCATTTTACAGGAGCTAGTAAGTTTGTAGATTCGTATCAAGAAGATCCAACAACGGATTTTCATAAAATGGTATCAAAGATGGCTGATATACCTCGTAAGCAAGCTAAAACGATCAATTTAGGGCTATTCTACGGCATGGGTAAAGGTAAACTGATGTCACAGCTCGGTGTTAATTTAGAGACAGCAAGTGAACTACTTGCAAGTTACAATGAACGCGTGCCGTTTGTTAAACAATTAATGAATGATACAATGAACAAAGCTGGTAAGAAAGGGTATCTGTCTACATTAGAAGGTAGACGCTGTCGTTTCGACCAATGGGAGCCTACAAATGAGTGGGGACAGAAGTCTCTGCCATTAGCTGAAGCTCAACAACAATACGGCGAACATATGATTAAACGTGCCTGGACATATAAGGCACTCAATAGATTGATACAGGGCTCTGCTGCTGATCAAACAAAGAAAGCTATGCTAGAATTACATAAAGAAGGCTACCTAGCGCACATACAAGTACATGATGAACTTGACTTTTCTGTTGCAAGCGATGTAGATAAGGCTAAGATCAAAGAGATTATGGAAAATTGTGTTGAACTGTCTGTCCCAAGTAAAGTCGACGTTGAATGCGGTGACAACTGGGGCGATGCAGGTGATTAAGATTTGGTTATTAATTTCTATGGTGTCTATGCCTGGTATGCCATCCGTTAGACATACTGCTGAACTTTGGTTTGATGAACCTAAGTGTGAAGCTAGACGCGTTGATATAGAAAATGTTTTATATGATACTGCGGCAGAACAAGGAATCAATCCTGTATATGTTGAAACATGGTGTCTTGAATCAAATATGTTTGTTATTAATAATAGTTGACACTCCCATTATATTAGATTAAAGAAACAATTAAATGAGAATGGTGCAACATTCTCTGAGTATGGCTGAACAACTGTAACAAGGTAGTAAGGCACGATTCTCACAAGGTATGGTCGAATGACTGAGGGTGTGAGGGTTGGTACTGAAGTACTGGTTAACTATGACAGGTTGACTTGTCGGGAAAAGGTTGGGGGTAGTCAAAGAATCCCCCTACTCACACTAAAAAAGGAAAAATGGATAAATATCAAAGATTTTTAACAGAACATGAATTAGCTAATTATTTTAAGGTAAGCGTCCATAAGCTACGTAGAGATAGAGTTGAAAACAGAGGAGTCCCTTACATTAAATATGGTCGCCAAGTTAGATACCCTGTTGAAATAATTGAACAGTTTTTGGAAGACAATAAAGTTATACCAAAAAATTAAAAAGGAGAAAGTATGAAACTTAAAAAAGAATATGAGATGACATTCAAAGAGGGATTTCGTCTTGGGGTACGTTTGACGCGAGCAAAAGCATATATAGAAAATGCCCGCGATGCAAAGAGACTAGGTGATGAAACAATGGCTGAGCTTTATACAGAGTTTGCGCAAGAGTGGAATGACTTGGCTCGTAATGCAGGGCGTAAGTTTACACC